ATGACACCGGAAGAGATGTATGGAAAGCAGTGGGCGGCCATGGCAAAAGCCGAAGGCCACAGACCCGCTCACAAATACAAGCCTGAGCCCAACGTGCAGGTGTCTGACGACTTGCTTGCTAGGATCATGGATGCGTTGAAGTCACCTCAGACCAGAGCGCAGATATCCGAGGCCGTGGACACAACAGAGAACCACGTCAGATACGCAATTCGCAAGCTGGAGAAGGCTGGCAAAATTATGCGTCTGGCAGAACAGAAACCGAAAAAGGGCCGGATGATACCGGACAGATGGAAAATCAAAGGAGAGAAGTAATGCACATTATGATCGACCTCGAAACCATGGGCACGCGCCCGAACGCTCCCATCATCGCCATCGGCGCAGTCGCGTTTGATGCCATGCGCATTGACAAGGAGTTCTATTGCACCGTGTCGCTGCACAGCGCGGTGCGCTCCGGTGCTGTTATCGACCCCAGCACTGTCATGTGGTGGTTGGCGCAGGACAAGATCGCGCAGGACGCGTTGACCGACAAGCAAGAAGAAGCCGTCGCCATCGACGTTGCTCTGGCCGACTTCATGCAGTTCGTATGCTCCTACGGAGACAACCTCAAGGGTGTCTGGGGCAACGGCGCCACGTTCGACAACGTGCTGATGCACGAGTCAGGCAAGCGGTGCGGCGTCCCCATGTGGGAGTTCTGGAAGGACAAGTGCTACCGCACCCTCAAGGGCATGTATCCGGATGTGCAGATGGAACGCACGGGCACACACCACAATGCGCTGGACGACGCCAAGTCGCAGGCGCTGCACCTGATCCAAATCGACTACGTCAGCAACGGCCGGGTACTCTGATGCGACTATTCCTCGATATCGAGGTCTACCGAAACTACTTCCTTGCTCTGTTTATGACAGAGCAAGGTAAGACCAAGCGTTTCGAGATCTTCAATGATGACGACAGCGCCTTTGACCCAGAGGCGATACTCAATCTGATGACGCACGAGGACGTGGAGATCGTCACTTTCAACGGTAACAACTACGACGTGCCGCTTCTGACCATGGCGATGCTCAACCAAAACACGCGCGCCATCAAGCGGGCCAGCGACAAGATCATCGAGGGCAACATGCGCCCGTGGCATTTCTATAAAGACGAGGGGATGAAGGAGCCCAAGATCAATCACATCGACATCATCGACGTGGCGCCGGGCATGGTGGGCCTGAAGATATACGGCGGCCGTCTGGCCAGCCCGCGCCTGCAAGAGCTGCCGATCCCACACGACGCAGAGATACAACCCGACCAGCTGGAGCTGATGCGCCAATACTGCAAGAACGACGTGCAGGTGACGCAGATGCTGTTCAACGCTTTAACTGAGCAAGTGAACCTGCGGCGCGCCATGAGCGAGACCTACGGCGTGGACCTGCGGTCAAAGTCAGATGCACAAATAGCAGAGGCTGTTCTCAAGGCCGAGTACACACGTCTCACCGGCGACGTGCCGCCGAAAGTTGAGGCAGAGCGGGACAGCTTCTACTACAGCCCGCCCGCATACATCCGCTTCAGCACAGAACCTCTTCAGCAGGTTTTGGACATTGTCCGCATTGCCCCGATGGTGCTCAACAGCAAGACCGGGCACGTCATCATGCCCAAGGAGATCGAGAAGCTCGTCATCGAGATCGGCCAGAGCCGCTACAAGATCGGCATTGGTGGGCTGCACAGCCAAGAGTCGGAGGTCGCGCACTTCAGCGACGACGAGAATGTGCTGATCGACCGTGACGTGGAGAGCTATTACCCGCGCATGATGCTCAACATGAACATGCGGCCGGGCGGCTTCGGCGCTCACTTCAATACGGTGTATGGTAAAATCTTGGATGATCGGCTGGCCGCCAAGCATGCAGGCGACAAGGTCAAGTCAAACTCCCTCAAGATTGTTTTGAACGGCACCTTCGGCAAGACCTCCAACCGATACAGCACGCTGTATTCCCCGGAGTTTATGATCCGCACCACGCTCACCGGGCAGCTGACGATCCTGATGCTGATTGAGGCGTTAGAACGCTACGGCATTCCCGTTGTGTCGGCCAACACCGACGGCATCGTTATCAAGTGCCCACACAGCGACCGCGACGCCCTCAACCTGATCGTGGAGAGGTGGGAGAAACACACCGGCCTCAAGACCGAGGAGACCGTATACCGTGCGCTCTACTCCCGCGACGTCAACAACTACATCGCCGTCAAGGAAGACGGCAGTGCCAAGGCCAAGGGCGTCTATGGGCCGGTGTCTCTGAGCAAGAACCCGCAGAACCCGATATGCGCAGAAGCTGTCATTGCGTACCTCACAAAAGATGTTTCAGTGGACCAGACGATCTACAACTGCCGAGACATATCTAAGTTCCTCACACTACGCACCGTGACAGGTGGGGCCATAAAAGACGACTTGCCGCTTGGCAAAGCTATCAGATGGTATTATGCTGATGGGGAGAAGGGCGCCATTCATTACGCAACAAATGGGAACACCGTGCCAAGATCCGAAGGGGCCAAGCCTTTGATGGATCTGCCGGCCCGCTTCCCAATGGACGTTGACTACGACTGGTACATTCGAGAGTGCGAGGAGATACTGATGGCGATCGGCGCGAAGGAGCGCCCCTTCGTTGAGAAGCTCCCGCGCAAGAACAGCAAGGCGTGGAAAGAACTGCGCGACACCGGCAAGATTGTCGAAGGAAGCAAGGGGAAGTGGACATGGGTAAAGCAATGAAACGAGCTGCTATTTTGCGCAATGTGCTGCCTTACGGTGTGTATGTGCACAAAGACGGCAGTGAGACGCTATACGACCGGAGCTATCGCCCCATTGCCACCAGAGGTGCCGACAGGCAGCTTATTGTTCCAGCCAGCGGCTTTATAGATTTCGTTTGGCAGGGGTGGTTTTTCGACGATGGAAACCCTCCTTGGGGTGTCGGTGCGCTTAAAGGCAAAGCGAAAGCTTCTATGCACACATGCCAGCAAGTCATGTTCAATTTCATGACGGGTCGACCTATCAACGACTTTCTCCAAAGCACAAACAAGGAGTGATCCATATGAGCTACATGACAAACCGAGCGGTGCGGGAGCAGCTACCCCCCGCGGAGATGGTCCCGTTTTTTGGTAGCTACCATCCAACATGCCCACGCTGCCAATCAAGATTGTACGTGCATGACATACACATACACCTTGCGAAGGAACCAGAAGATTTACGGTTCCCGAGACACGAAGACGAGCCGACACTCTGCCACAATCGGATGGATTTGGTCATGGGTTGCTCTCTCTGTTCCCAGCATGTGCATCTGATTGTGATGGCCGCCGCCGAAGACGGGACGCTTGACTACTACTACGACGTGTTGGGGCGACGCGAGGATGTGGTATGAGCAAACCCGCAACCCCCGCACCGTGGTCGTTCAGCCGGATCAAGGCGTTTGAGACCTGCCCCAAGCAGTTCTATCACGTCAACGTGTTGAAGCAGTTTCCGTTTCAGGAGACCGAGGCCATGCGCTACGGCACCGAGTTTCACAAAGCGGCCGAGGACTTCATCCGTGACGGCACTCCCGTGCCTGAGCGGTTCGCCTTTGCGCGTCCAGTTCTTGAGTCCTTGGCGGCAAAACCCGGCGACAAGCTGTGCGAGCAGAAGCTTGGCCTCACCGCGGAGCTGGAACCGTGCGAGTTCTTTGCCAAGGACGTTTGGTTCCGTGGCATCGTTGACTTGCTCATCATCGACGGCGAAGACGCATGGATCGTTGACTACAAGACTGGTAAGTCCGCGCGCTACGCCGAGAAGGGCCAGCTGGAGCTGATGGCGTTGTCCGTGTTCCGCCACTTCCCGCAGGTGAAGAACATCCGCGCCGCTCTCATGTTCGTGATCGCCAACGACTTCGTGAAAGCGAAGTACGAAAAGTCGGGGCAAAAGGATCTCTGGAAGAAATGGCTATCCAACTATGATAGCATGGATAAAGCGTTCGACACTGGCGTCTGGAACCCAAAGCCGAGCGGACTGTGCAAACGGCACTGCCCGGTGACGGAGTGCCCACACAACGGAGTTTACTGATGCCCTACAAGAACAAGCCGCGCCCATACAAAAAAGAGTATGCACAGCAGCGCGATCGCGGCGAAGACGAGGCCCGCAACGAGCGGGCCCGTGCCCGCTACGCCTTTGACAAGAAGAAGGGCAAGTCCGCCCGCAAGGGCAAGGACCTCGCCCACAACAAACCGCTGGCGCGGGGCGGATCGAACAAAGACGGCGTAAGATTGCAAAGCCCAAGCAAGAACCGTGCGGGCGGTGGTCGCATCAGCAAGCCGCCCAAGAAGTAAATTATGCCGCGCGCATAACAGGAGAACCCATGCAGATCATCGACGACAAGGCGCTCGTGCTGCGCCTGAAGAATCCGGCACGCGTATTGGCAGCTGTCCCTGACGTTCGATCCGTTGACGCAACCACGGTTGCAGTGAAATGGGACATCAACAACGTGCATGCGCTGCGCGAACTGGGCTTCAATCCGCCGTCGCCGATTGAACGCAAATACGACTGGCCCGGTAAGTTCAAGCCGATGTCGCACCAGCGCGAGACGGCCGCCTTCTTCACCCTGCACAAGCGTGCATTCTGTTTCAGCGATCCCGGCGTTGGCAAGACTGCGAGTGCCATCTGGGCCGCGGACTTCCTCATGAAGCAGGGTCTCGTAAAGCGCGTCCTCGTTATCTGCCCGGTGTCGATCATGGACGCCGCGTGGCGTAACGACCTCTTCACCTTTGCAATGCACCGCAGGGTGGACGTCGCCTATGGATCGGCGGCTAAGCGCAAGAAGGTGATCAACAGCGATGCCGAGTTCGTCGTCATCAATTTTGACGGCGTGAAGGTGTCGTTCGACGATTTGGCGGCTGGAGGCTTTGACCTGATTATCGCCGACGAGGCATCGAGCTACCAGAACGCACAGACAGCCCGCTGGAAGGCGCTCAACAAGCTGGTCCGCCCAGACACATGGCTCTGGATGATGACCGGCACACCTGCCGCACAAGGGCCAGACAAGGCCTATGGTCTGGCCAAGCTGGTAAACCCACGGGAAGTGCCGCGGTTCTTCAGCGCGTTTCAGGATATGGTGATGCGCAAGATCAGCAACTTCAAATGGGCACCCAAGGAGAACGCCGCCGAAACCGTTCACCGCGTGCTGCAACCAGCCATACGACATACCAAGGGCGAGTGCTTGGACCTGCCGGACATTGTCTACGTGTCGCGAGCTGTGGAGATGACACCCCAGCAGAAGAAGTTCTATGGCAAGATGCGCAAGGATCTGCTTCTCGAAGCGGCGGGGGAGAACGTAACAGCGGGCACCGCGGCCGTGGCCATGACAAAGCTCCTGCAGATCAGCTCAGGCTCTGTCTACACCGACGACAAGAACAACCTCCAGTTCGACATCGGCACGCGCTACAAGGTGCTCATGGAGGTTCTTGCCGAGACGCCCAACAAGGTCATCGTGTTCGTGCCTTTCCGCAGCGCCATTGAGATGCTGTCCGAGAAGCTGCTCAACGACAACATCTCCTGCGAAGTGATCGACGGGAGCGTTACGGCAGGGCGGAGAACGGACATCTTCAAGTCGTTTCAGGAGCAAGCCGAGCCCCGCGTTCTCGTGGTGCAGCCGCAGGCCGCCGCCCATGGAGTCACGCTCACCGCTGCCGATACGATCGTGTGGTGGGGGCCGACAGCGTCGCTGGAGATATACGAACAGGCCAATGCACGCATCCACCGCAAAGGTCAGGTCAACAAGTGCACGATCGTGCAGTTGGTCGGATCGCCCGTTGAACAAAGAGTCTACAGTCTACTTGACGGTAAGATGGACCTACACAGACAGGTTATTGATCTTTACAAGGTTGAGCTTGACTAGGGGAGCGAGACGATATAATAACGGTCGAAACAACACCAAAGGAGAGCAACATGACCACCGAAATGCCAATCGAAAAGCTCACACGCATCTATATCAAGATGCGTGACGCCAAGGCCAAGCTGGCCGCCGAGTTCAAAGAGAAAGAAGACCAGCTCAATTCGCAGATGGATCAGATCAAATCCGCTCTGCTGGATTATTGCAAAGAGCACGACGTCGAAAGCGTTCGCACCGGCTCTGGTCTTGTTTATCGCACGATGAAGACGCGGTATTGGACGAGCGATTGGGAAGCAATGCACCGCTTCGTTGTTGAAAACAACGTGCCGGAGTTCCTTGAGAAGCGACTGAACCAGACTGTGGTCAAGAGCTTTCTGGAGGAAAACCCTGAAACCGTACCCCCGGGCATCAATGCCGACTCGGAGTACACAATCACCGTGAGGAAAGCATGACTGCTACCAAATACGTCACAACTGCCGAGTTGGCAGCCCACTTCAACGTCTCCAATGCAACCATTATGGCGATGTTGAAATCTGGGGAAATTCCAAATGGCACATACATGCGCCTCGGCCGCGTGTTCCGATACGATCTCGAGAAGATTGAAAAGCTTCTCTTGACTCGCGGCACCCCGGTCGACGATGTTGAAGCCCCTGTGCAATACGAGTTCGACTTTGGTGACAACGATAACGAAGAAAACCCATCCGCTTAAGGAGAAGCAGCGTGAGCAACCTCGACATCTTTAAGGGCAACGCCCTCGTAAACAGCGATCTGTTCAAGTCCCTGCTGGACATGAACAAGAAAATGGCCGGCGGTTCCGGCGCCGCAGGCAAGCGTATCAGCATCCGCGGCAGCAAGTTCCGCATGCTGGTGGACGGCGAGCAGGTCTCGGTCAGCAAGTCTGACACCATGAACATGGTGATCCTGAACGCTGCCGACGTGGCCCGCACCTACTACGAAGGTGCCTTCGATCCCGAAAACCCCTCGGCCCCCAAGTGCTGGTCGCTGGACACCCGGGCACCCGCGCCGGAAGTGCCGGAGGACGATCGCATGGCGTCGCGCTGTGCCGACTGCCCGATGAACGTGAAGGGCTCTGGGCAGGGCGAGAGCCGCGCCTGCCGCTTCTCGCAGCGTCTGGCCGTTGCATTGGAGGGTGAGCTGGAGACAGTGTATCAGCTGCAGCTGCCGGCGACCTCGCTGTTCGGCGAAGCCAAGGGTAACGACATGGGCCTGCAGGCGTACATCAAGTTCCTGTCGGCGCACAACACCCCCGCCATTGCGGTCATGACCGAGATGCGCTTCGACGAAGATGCGACAGCCCCCAAGCTGTACTTCCGCCCGGTGCGCGGTCTGGAAGAAGACGAGCTGAAGCTGGCACTTGAAGGTCGCGACAGCGAAGACGCGAAGAAGGCCACCACCTTCACCGTTTCGCAGACCGACAAGGCGGAGAAGCCGAAGGTCGAAACCAAAGCTGAGAAGCCGAAGGCCACGGCAAAGCTGCTGACGCGGGACCAGCTGGGTGACGTGATCGACGAGAGTGACGAGAAGATCGAAGAGCCGAAGAAGGTCTCGAAGGCCAAGGCCGAAGCGCCTGAGCCCAAGACCGCGACCAAGCTGGCATCCATTGTCGACGACTGGGACGACTGATCCATCACCCCAACATCGCAGC